CATATTCAGGTGTACTATCATAAGGTGAATTAATTATATTAGAATAGGCTAATTCTCCAATATGTGTTTCATTTTTATATTGCCTTAATTTAAAGTGTTTACCACCATATATAGAGTGCATATTATGCCCTAACATCATAAAAAAATCAAAATCCCACAAACCACTATCAACAGGATTGTTATTATCATAGCTAGGCACTATTCTGTAATTAAATTTTTCAAAACTTACAACATCATCATTAAAAGTAACATAATTAGAAGGGTCAAGTTGAATTAATTTAATCATATCTTCTTCACTAATGCTTTGTTTGTTAGTATAATAACTATCTAATGCACCACTTGCATATTGAAATAATGGGTATGATACATATAGTTTTGGTGTTGTTGCTATTTGATAACTAGAATTAGCCATTATTTTTTCCTTATCTCTTTAATTGTTGTGTATTTATTTGTTTCTTTATCATACGTTGTTATTCTGTGTGTATATGGTCTTTTAGCATTGTTACCATCAAAACTTATATCTTCCCAATTTTTAGTTAAATATGCCCAATCTTGTGCAACACCATCTGTTGTACCAATTTTCTCTGATTTAGCTAATGTATTCCATAGTTCTAAATTTGACCTATTCACATATAAGTTTATTTTTCTACCACTTGCAGTAACTAAATATGCTTTTTTAATTACTGCTTGACCTCTATACTTAAACAAATCTGTTATTTCTTTATTATCGTTGTGTATTATAATTTTATTACTTAATAAATCGTGCTGTATTGTGCAACCAGTAGGTAACAAAGATTGTATATTCATTCTATTAAAATAATGTATTTCTATCATACTAAAACTATGATTAGTATCTACTGATACTTTATGCTGTTCTATATTTAAATTTCCGTTATATGTTTTATCTTTAAACAAATCCGTGTACTCCATCTGTACCTAAATAATGTAACTGGTATGCTTTAATTGAAACATCAGTAGTTCCAATGTTTGTTTCCATTATAATCCATAAAGGGTATATAGGTTGTGTGTTTTTATAATCTACTACACCATAATCTATATTAAATATTTTTTCATTATTAATAAGTGGTATATGTATAACATCACCTATTGTTAAATCCATATATTTTAATGGTAACTTCATATTAACTAAATTATGTGTATTACATTCATTTAGCAGTTTATAATCTAAAAATTTATTAGCAGTATATGTGTCTGAATGATATTTTAAATTAATGTCTTTATGTCCATCTGTACCTTGCAAATGATAATTATGTGTTTGATTAGTATAATAATCAGGTAGTAAACTATCATCATTTATTTCTTTATTAATGTTGAATGGATAATTTTTCTGACCATAATCATATCTATAAAACATCTTACAGCTTGTAATTACATCTTCTCTTTTTGTTTCAGAAAATTTATAAGACAATATATCATTAGTGTTTATAGTTTTATCAATATCATTTCTTGTATAAGAATTTTTAATATTAATTAATCCAAATTTACCATCATTTTTAAAACGTGGATATGATTGTGTTTCATTTAATATTTCTTCTATTAATTTTTTACCATCTATTTTTTTATGTACAGAAAAACCCATCTTCCAATCTGAATGTATTAATCTGCATTGCTCTATTGAAGGCATATCATAACTATTATAATCAGGTTCAATTTCATTGCCCAATGCTACACTTTCATCATACTTACCATAACCTAGTTCATTTGTTAATATGTTCATAACAACATCTGATGGTTTTACTATTTTACCATCAGTAGAAAAACTTTCTTCTAATTGTTCTATTGCTATTCCTTCTAATTCAGCAGAATATATGTTTATTACAGGTTCATATAAATCTTGCATAACAGCATCTAATTCAGAATTATCAGTATCTAAAGCACCTAAACCTAAAACATACTGATTACTGTCAGCCCATTCATTCATATTGTATTCATATCTAGGAAACCAATCACCTGTAACATTAAAACTTTCTTGATGCTCTATGTAATTATTTCTATTGATTTCATCTTGATAATCTTCTAATAATGCTCTTGAAAATGCCTGTACTAAATCGTCCATATATATATAGAAATTATCTTTAAAATCACCAACTGTTTCTATGTTAAAATCATTCCAATTATATTGCTTATATTCAGCTATTTTATCAGTTATGTTTATTGTAGATGTTGCTCTATCATCTACCTGCATATATCCCGGTTGATTATCACTTAAATCCCAATCTGAAACCCAATTAACAGTTGCTTGGTAATTGTGAGTTTGATTTATGTCTTGTTGTAAAATATATTCAAAAGCATAAACAAAAAAACCTTCTATAAAATCTTCATTAGCAAATAGACAGTTTGTAAAATTTTGGTCGTATTGGTGCATATTATCTAAAGCATTTTGTATAGGAGGTGCTTTAAAATTAGTGTAACCTGCTGAAGATTGTCTAGCACCTAATTGGTCTAATATCTTAAATAATATTAAATAGTATTTAAAAACATACTTAAATAAACTATATGTTTTTAAAACAACAGGATAATTTGCATTTCCAAATTTTTGTGTGTGCAATGAAGAAAGTTCATTATTCCAACTTTCATTTTCTATAAAATTATTTATTCTAGTTTTGACTGTATAAATTGATGGAGTTGTAGTTGTACTAAAAGAAAAATTATTTAAATTCCAAGATAAATCAAAATCTTCTCTAATTAATCTTTTGTATGTCCATATTACGCATTGTTTTGTGCTATGTTGAATATTTACAGGTAATTGACCTGATATAAAATATGAATATGGTATATCTTCAGGTATAATTTCAATTTGTTGTTCGTAAATTGCAGGGTCAATTTGTTCAGTATATGTATGTTTTTTTCTACCACTTATTGAAGCATAAATTTCTTCTTGTGATAAATCATTTATCATTACATTATGCAATGTTGCAAAATTGTTTAATTCTAGTTTTGTAGTATAATTAGCATTTGACCAATTTTGTGGGAAATATTCATATACAGCTATTAAATTTTCTTCATCTGAACTATATGGTAGTTTTATATAATTTGGGTCATAATAACTATCACTTGTTATACCATATTTATATCCTTGTAAAGGTCTTAAAATAAAAGCATTTGTATTAAAAGGATTTTGATTACCCCAATATGTTGAATTAGCTTGTACAGAATTACCTTCTAATAAAAATATTGGAGAATCTGCGTATGGATTGTTATTGTCCACCATATCAGGGTTGTTGTTGTCAATATCTTCATCATCTCTAACTAACAACTTATTCATTTTTAAATTTGCACTATCAGTAGAATCTATATTTTTAAGTATTTCTGCTGAAATTGGTGCAACAAACCAACCAACTCTATCTGCATTAGCAGGTAATGTTAAAGTTCCTGATTGTGTTATTCTCCAATCACATAAAAGAAAAGTATTACCATTAATATATACATTTCTTGAAATATTATATAAATTATTACTTGCACCTTTTTCCATTTTAAATATTATCCACCTGCCTGAACCATCATCAGTAGTTGAATTGTATGTTTTGTAACCTGTGTCAAAGCTAACATTATGTGTTATTTCATCACCTTCTCTGTACCAAACTTTAGGATTGTTACCATTATCTGTTAATGATTCTTCATTGCTAAAATTTGCATTTGATGAATCATTAACTTCAATTTCATCTACTCCTAATATTGAACCATCAGAAGCAACTGCACCAAGTGGCTGTCTAATATTCATTGCAGCATACGACCAACTTTGTAAATCAGAATTTTCTTGTATTTCTTGTGATAGTTCAGGAAATAAATAATTTTGATTACTTGTATTAACTTGACTATACACAACAAATCTTGAATAAGGGTTATATTGATAATTTTCAATAAAACTATAATTAGCACCTATTAAAGAACTAAACCAACCTAAACGCAATATTAAATAATCATTATTAGACTTAACATATAACATATAATTTTCATAAGCATTTCCATATAAATCGTTTTTGTTCATATAAGGAACTTTAGATGTTTTGTGTTTGCCTGATGTTGAAAAAGTATCTAATAATACATTAAGTTTATTTGCTTCTTCAGAGTAATATGTTACAGTTGGTGCTTTATCTACTTTACCAAATGTCATAGGCACTACTACATCATTATCTTCTTTGTATTGTTCTGTTAAATTATTTTTTATAACATCAGGCAATCTATCTGCACTCATATATGGTACTTTTTTACCTGAAATCTTGATTTGTGTTTTATCTTCTGCTAATATATTTAAAGAATCTTTGTTAAACTCAACTCTACTAATTTCACCTTTATACACCATAGCACAATCATAATCACCTATATCAACAGTTGTATTTAATACATTAGTTGTTGGTGATTTATAAAATAAAAATAAGTTTTTATTAGTAATAGAATTGTTTATGTATTCAGATAATTTAGTGTTTACATCATAGTAATTATATAATGTGCAACGTAGTCTATTTATTTTAAGTTTTTTGCTATCATAATCAGTAGATAATCTAACATTTGACACTTTGCTTATACTGCTTATAATATCTAGCTTATTTCCGTTATTATCTAATATATCTTCTTTGTCTTGTGTAAGTGTAAATAAAACATTGTCTGTTTCAGGGTCAGTAATTAACACTACTGGTTTTAAAGTTTGGTTATCACCTGCTATATCGTTTGTAAAAAATTTAGATAATTCAAGCATTATGCACCTAGATTTTCACCCATTCGCAATGCTTCCCTTATTTGAGGAACTACACTATCTTCAACAAAAGAATCGTGTAATACATTACCTGAAATGTTAAGCGTGATACCTTGTCCTTGTGGGCCTTCCCTGTTTTCATCTACAAGTGGTGTTACTTGCACTCTTTCAGGTCCACTGCCTTCACCCACCATCATCATTTGAGGACCATCAGTTACAAAGTCAGCACCATATTGTGCAGTTTTAACATTAATTTTATTAAACAATTTATCAATTCTACCACTTGCACCTTTTGCTAATAATAAATTTAAAGGAAAGGGTACAGCTTTCATTATTTGATTTATTAAGTTAGCTTTTGCAGAAGCCATTGCACTATTTATTTCTGCTAGTGCAGCTTCTCTGTTTTTTTCTTTTCTTAATTTTGATAACTTGCTTTCTTTTTTAATTTTATCATCAGTAGATTTATTTGAATCATTTTTAACTTTTAACAAACTATCTTCAGTAGTTTTTTGCTTTGCTAAAATAGCTTCTTTTTCCAACTCTAATCTATTTATCTCTGCTGTATCAGCTTGTTCTTGTTTTAATTTTTCTATTTTTTCATCAAATAAATCTAACTGTGCTTTGTTTTGGTCAAATTCTGTAAACAAATGTTGTATTTGTTCTCTATCTAAATCTTTTAATTCATTTCTTTTTCCTGTCAAAAATTCAAAACGTAATTCTTCCATACTTAAAATATTGCCCTCTGCATCAGTTTCACCTTTTAGAAGTTCTTGAACTTTTAATAAATGTGCAATTTGAAATTTATTATATTCCCTTCTAGCATTTTGTTTTGCTGTTATATCTTCTTCTATGGTAGAAACATCTCTTAAATCACTACCAAGTTTAGCCATAGCTTCACTTTTATTTACTTCATTTAATGCTAATTCTAATTCTGTTGTATTCCCACCTAATTCTTTAGTTTCTCTAATAAGTGTTTCTAAATTTGATTCATTTGCTTCTTGAAAAAATGATTGAAATGTTTCAGCAGCACTTTTTATTGCACCTGCTATTTTAACAGCCATAGGTGCTAATGTTTCACCTAATGCTTCGGCTGCATCTCCTGCTGCGTTTTTCATTTGTTGCATTTGACCTGCTAGTGTGTTTGCTTGTTCTGTTGCTTGACCACCAAATACTTTTGCTAAATTGCCTGTTAATGATTCTAATCTTTCAGTAGAACCAACTGCACCTGTAACTTCAATACCATACCTAGATAAAGCATTTGTTGATGAACCAAGTGTTTTAGATACTAAATCAGCAGCAACTGTTAATTCCATACCTTTAGCTGCAGCAAGGTCTAGTGTAGCTT